GTTTCTCCTTCCGGTCTGCCAGCTTCATTACCACCTCCTATAAGCGGATTGTACAGTCCTTCATCTCTCAATTCTCTAAACTTCCTTTGGGAATCTATAGAGTCACTTGGCTCTGGTAGTCTTCCAGACTCCATTGCCTGCATACCTTCTTCAGGAGTTAAAACACCGTACTGAAGCAATTGAGCAACAACTCTATTCCAAGTAGTTTTATCTTTTAGCTCTATCTCTTCAAAATGAGGAGTAGGAAAATTCTTAAAACCTACAGACTTACAAATGTTTTTGATTTCAGGAACCAAAAATTGATTAATGAAAGCATCTCTACCCTGCTTAAGTCTTTCTATAAACACTTGCACTTTAATACTAGTATTAGCAAACTTTTCTTCTCCTACTAAAATATTATTTAAGCCCATTTGTATATCTTGATTAACTACGCTGTATTTTCTTGGGTCTAAAATTCCTGCAATGTCAGGTATAACAAATTTAGCTTCGGTCGTATAATCAGAGACTAGAACCTTACCTACAGACTGGTTCTCGAAAAGCTTCTGCATAGTTTCGATACTTCTTTGATTGACATTCAGGCTTCCATCTTTCATCTCAGAACCCATCGTTATTAAAAGTATAGCTTGGTTTGTGGTTCTGGTAATAGCCATATCCATCTTCTTCATTTCGGACTTCCAATTGATGTCTTCTAAAACTGGATAACCCATAGGTACTGAAAACGGCTCATAATCTTGTTTTTTATAAAACACGGGAGTCACTTTTTGTGGATCAAGTTTAAACGTAAGTATACCCACGTTTCTACCCTTGAGAGCGTCTTTTGTTTCTTTATCCAAAGAGTCATAAACTTCTTTATCCTCTTCTGTCCTCGGGTTCTTTAATCTCTCTAGTTCGTAATCACTTAAGACTTTATAATACTGCCCAGTGAAGAAAGATATATTGCCGCCCATTTGAATGTCAGCCGGGTTCAGGATTATATATCTTGACGGAAGAGTGCCTCCTTCTGCGGCGCTAATCAAGGAAGAGGTTCCATATGTTTGAGTTATCTTTTTTAAATCTTCTGGTTGAATCTTTGTATCGAACCTATGGATAAAAACATTTCCAGATCTATAATACTCTCTGAAAAATTTATCAAGAAAACTTTGCATATCAATCTTCTTAAATAAAGCTTGTAAAAAGTCTCTTGATTTTTTGCTCCCTCCAGTAAAATAAATATTAGTAGAGGAGAACTCCGTCATTAGATCTATTACGTTTCTAAATACAGCAAAATTATAATAAGCCTTTTGACAAAGAACAACTGCGTCTCTAACATTAAGAGAGCTTTTATTTTTAACTCCTTTTGTGTATTTGAACGGAACTAAACCATTATCGATATTTTCAAACCTATTAGTCCTCTCTATTTGCCCTCCAACATTTCTTCGCGTTCTAGTTGATTGGTCAACAGTAGTATAAGGAGACGAAGCAAAGCTCGTCATCATGGGTTTTAGTTCCTCTTTATTTTTGTCTTTCTTTGTCATTTTAAGCTATCATTAAATGTCTACCGCCAGCGGCAGTGTTTCCACTTACGTAAAGAGCCCCTTCTGGTAAGCTTCCAGTATTGGGGTACACGGGTAAGTTTCTCATAAGTATCTGTAAGCCACTTATAGTAAATATATCTTTACCATATGGACCCATATTTATTCTATCATCCTCAAATATATCCATCAAAGGCATACCTGCTTTGTCAGTAACAGAAAAAACAGGAGCATCTGTATCGTAACCAGCAGCTAGAGTTAATAGGGCACCGCTTGGGTCATTAAAGGTAATTGACTCATTAGCGTTAGCTATCAATTTTACTGAACCATCCCCAAAAGTAACTTTGTCTGTTTTTAAACCTGAGTTGAAAGTTTTCTCTGCGCTGAAAACAGTAGAGGATTCCGAGGTTATATTTGATATAGAAGTACCAAGGCTTAAGCCTGTAGCATTTAAACTACTTTTTATATCTCCACTAGAAGTAGAAACATAGCCTGTCATTTCAGGATAACCAGCTAGCTTCATCCACCCAGCTCTTGTTACAGTATCTCCTGTAGCCACAAATAAACCTTGGCTATCATCATGACCTGAAGAATAAGCTAAAGCCCCAGTTATGGAGTCGGAAGCTTTAAAGTCTCCTGAACCAGAATGATATATACTACCAGATTTTAAAAATTCTCCACTTACTGTAGAGAAATTCCCAGAAGCTGTTTCTATTTCAGATTGCAAGTAGCCGCTTGCAGAGTTGGTATATGCTTCGGCATGCCCTGAAACATCTTTAGATTTTTGCCAATTTAATTCTCCTGAAGTATTTAGAGTGCCGCTAAGCTGAGTAGACAAGCCCGAAACTCTAGCCATTATATCCCCACTATATCCAGTAAAAGAATTGGCTCCTCCTTCAGTTAGAGACACAAAACCAGACTTATTATCGTGGGTATAAAAACCCGAAGTATATGAATTTGAACCCGAGAGTTTCTTATTTAAGAAAACTCTAAAGCTCTCGGAGTCTACCTGACCAGTTTGAATACTAAATGGCATAACAGCTATTTTCGATTTATTTACACTTAAAACAACATAACAGGCTCAAAACTTTCCTTAGTAATGTTATTTTCTGTGTTACTTATATCGTTATATAGCTTAAGGCCCCAATTTGCCAACATTAATGCAGAATAATTATCCTTTCTGGCTTTATTGGGAGAATTAGACCTTTTAAGGTGTTGAGGTAGGTCAAAATTTTGCGAACCTCTAGAGGTTGCTTTGTGCTCTACTAAACTGCATTGCTTCTTAGTTTGATAGATCATATCGTCTTGATGCTCAATAAAATCAAGCATAGACCATTCTTTTCTATCTTCTATAAAAATGAGTTTTTTAGGGTAAGGTAATCTTATCGAGCTAGTTCTATTAAAAAATGTCTCATTGGAAGCTGTCCTTGAAGCAAACCAAATTTTCTTATAATCTATACAAGCTTGCAAGTGTTCATTAGCCCTTCTGATAAAATTACTAGTAAATACTTGATTAAAACAAATTTGATGGTTTTCTTGGTTATATTTTAATTTAGCTGTTCTTAATGACTTTTGGTAATCCAAACCTTCTGCGTCCGAATTTAAAGGTATGGTTTTTAAATTTATTCTAGCATCTTTAAAAAATTGAGATTCATTGCAACTATCTAAGTAAGTATCTGATCCAGCATTATCAAGACATATAAAAACAATATTAAAAGCTTGAAGAATATAAGCTAAATATTTTACATGGTTATTTAGGCTGCCCAAACCTGCGTAAGAATGAACCAAAGTTCCTTGCCCGGTATTATCATCTATTTCCATTACAGCAATAGCAAAATAGTCAGCCGTAGGGCTGTCGCTCATATTGGGGTCAATGCCAAGAACGTAACGCTTATCTGTTCTACCTACCATTAAGGTACATGGTTCTTCATCTCCCTTAAGAGTGCATAACTCCATTTTCTTTGCACTGAAATAGCTATCGCTGCCATCTGTAAATTGAGCACAATACTCACGTTGGAATGAAAAGTGAGAAGCTCCGCCTTCTTGAGCTTCTTCAATAATTGTTCTATCAATCATTTCTTCCGGAAGAGCTTCGTAACCCATCTGAGACACAAAATATTTCGCATCACCAATATCTTCTTCTGACTGTATTTTATTTACCCATTCCTGATATGTTTTATATAAATTTTCAAAAGTATAACTAGCAGACGAAAGAGCTATCATTTTAGATTTGTTCTCAAATTTGGTTCTATCCTCTTCTTTTAGAGCTCCTTCTTCTATTAACTTGTCCTCTATTTCTTTTATTTCCATCCTTCTTTTCATATCTTGAGGCGCGACAAGAAATGGCATCAAAACATTTTTGATTATATCTTCAGGTAAAAGAAGGTACTCGTCAAGCACCAATATATTAGCACGGAAACCACGAATCTTTTCTCCACTTAAAGGAATAGCTGTTATTGTTCCTCCATTTATTTTCCATTCATATTGATCGTTTCTTTTTGTTTTTGCTCCGAAAGCTTGGGCTAACAATGTAGCCTCTTTTGTTTCGACTATTTTTTCTATATTATTAAAGATAAATCTAGCTGTACGAAAAGTTGGGCCAGCTATCAATATTTTAGTATTAGGTTCAAATATGCATTGCAGGAAACAATAAATAGAAGCTATAAAAGACTTACCACAACCACGACCCCAAACGCACATACTAAAGTTTCTGTTAAACATTCCTCTAAGAGTTATCTCTTGGAAAGGAGCTAACTTTATTCCTGTAAGAAGATAAGTGGTAAAATATAGATTATTTCTAAGAAATTCAGCTAAACTTATTCTAGCTTCTTTATCTTCAAGGAAACCTTCTATCTTGGAAAGGCGTGCATTTACGTCTTCTACCTCTTTTAAATATTTGTCTGGTGATGACCACATACTAAAAAAGATTTAAATCATAAGCTAATTGCAAGTCAAGTTTTTTATAAACATCTCCTGAAAAGAATATCTTTCTTGTTACTCTAGTTGCTTCGGTTCTACCCTTAGCAAAAAGAAACTGAATGTTGTCGTATCTTTGTATAATATCTCTGACATTTCTCATCACGTACTCTGGAGTAACTTGCACTTTTTTTGTAATGAATTTTAAATAATTAAACTTCATCATATTGTCAAGACTATTCTCTACCACAACTACAACGTAAGCGTCCTGCTCTTTAGCCCTATCCATTTCTCTGCAGAATCTCTCATACCCTCCAGAGAAAGTACCTATAAAATCTTTGGTTTCTTTTCTCTCGACGTAACAGTCGTTTCCATCTTTATCTAGCCAATAATCAGCAAACTTAAGCCCTTCTCTTCTTGTTCCATAATTTATATTTAAAGGTTTTTGCTCTCTTGTGTCAACTACAATCTCATAACCTTCCTCTATGTTCTCTTCTATCTTTTCTTTGGGTATGTTATCGAACCTTTTTGATAAACCAATCTTTTCACATAGATTATAATAATTACCAAAAAGTTTTTGATAGTAAAAAATAGGAGGCATCATAGAAGACCTCATCTCAACTTGAGTAGGTGAACTTTTGATTTTTCTTCTTTCTATTCTGTCTTTAATTACTTGAATACAAAATTTCCTAGCGTCCTCTTCTGAGGCTGACTCTAAATACTTTTTCATATTAGGTCTGGAATTAAAGTAGTTAGAAAAGTAATGAGCTTTATTTTTAAATTTAATTAAATCTCCTGTAAGTAAATCTCTGCGCGGGTAATATTTTTGATAATACTCCGCCATTCTCATTTTATGCTTCCTTAAATGCATATGAAGAGCCTTCTCTGTTTCAAACTCTTCCCCATCTATTTTGCAAGTATAAACCATCTTCATGCAATCTTTTAAATCTTTAACCATTTACAGCCTCCTCTACAGATAAACCAAAAATTCTAGCTTTAACTTCGTCCATGGTAGAAAGCTTATCAGCTTCGTCTTTAATAGTTTTCTTCCTTAATTCTGCCATTTTAATGAGCTCTTTTCTGCTCTCTTCTTCTTTCCAAGTCTCAACTAAGTTAAGAATACTAGCGTTATCTTGCACTTGCTTACTGAGTCTGTCACTACGTTTTTGTTTTAGGTCACTCAATAATTTATGCTGTCTGTTTACGCATGAGTTATATTCGCTTTGTGCGGTATTAATGGCTTCAACTAAGCTCATTGATATTCTGCGGCCTTCATTATCGTTCGCTGTTTCATCAAGTAGTCTCTGAAGCCTGCCAACTCTGCGTTGAATATTTGAGGCTATCACGACTTCTCCCGAAAGTACTATATATTGATCGACTTCTTCTTGTGTTAAATCTGGTTTGTTGTAAGTATATCTTACGAATGAAGACTCGAATAACTCTCTTTCTGTGTCGTTTCGGTAGTTACTCATTTGATGTATAAACCTAAAAGTATGAAGGTAGCTCATAAGACGCTCTATGTCTTTTTTTTGCCTAGGGGTAACTTTCTCTTTATCTATACCACTGTCTAAAACGAACCTATTTATTCTACTTAGAACTCTATCTGGATGTTTTGGTGGTTTATACTCGAAGCTTTCTTCTTCTTCGTTTTGAGCCTCTTCAAAATCTTCCCCATCTAAGCTCTTACAGTATTCTGTAACCATCCTTGTCTCCGCACTAAGGCTTGTAAGTTTGTCGTTTAGAAATAATATACGAGACATTTCCACATATTTCATTGTCCCTCTATTGTTTCTGATAAACTCTTTCTGTTCGTCTGACAAGCTCGGCTTTTCGACTTTTTGGTATTCGCTGGCTGGAATAGCATTTAGATCAATTTCTGACAAAAAGGCTTTGACTGCTCTACCCTCTTTGCTTCTACCGTCTCTCCCTGTGAACCCCGCCACATTTTGTATTAAATGCATTAGGGAAACGTCAACCTTTTCGCCCCTTAAAAACTTATCTTTAGTTTCTATTAAGGCGGCTTTCTGTTCGTCGCTTAATTTGAAATCATCTGAACTCATAACCAATCTATATCATCCTTTTCTAATATTTTTTTAGCTTTAATTATAATAGATTTTTGAATATTTTTAATTTGTTTGTATCCGGGGCATCTATTTTTTTCAGAAGTCTTAAAGTTTAATTCTTTTGCTATCTCCTTTTCTGGCTTGTTGTCAATATAAAAACCTTGGTAAACTACCCACTCATTATGCTTTAAAACTTGCTTTAATTTATTGTGCATTTTGGCAATTCCGTTTTCTAAGCTTACTGCGTCCTCTGATCTATTGTCTACTTCTGACTTGTGGTTTTCTAATGGGAGAGCCATCTTTACGTCGTAGGCTGACTTCTTTTTGGCAACCCATCTAGCATAAAGAGGGCATTTAGTATCTTGTGTTCCGTATATTGTGCAAGCTGACTCTGACTCTGAAGCAGCGCACCTAACGCAGGGTTTGCAATAATTTGTATAATTGTTTCTTACTAAATTTTTTAGTTGATTAGAAATAATTCTATTTAACCAAGGTAGTAAAGGTTTAGATTGGTCATATAAATGCCATTTTTTAAATATATGTATTTTTAAAATTTGAGAGATGTCTTCAAAATCCATCCAAGTGATAGAAGTTAAAGTCCACTTACCTTTTCTTTTGTTTATCTCTTCATTTATTAAATCAATACTTTCTTCAAAATTTACTTTTTTCTTTCTTTTCTTTTTAGCCGCCATCTTCAGGACTTTCTTCAGGCACTGGTCTCATTAGATTCGATAATGTCTGGGAGTTTTTTGTCCCGAAAACGCATCCTTCGATGTCTAGCTCTAGTGGAGGTATATTAGTACTTATTTCAATTGACTCTTCTACTTCTTCGGTTTCAGCTGTCACTTCTTTTTTTTCTGGCTTCTTAGCGGCTCCTTTGAAAGAAGCCCCGCATGAAGAACAAAAGTTTGGAGCCTCTAGTAAAGAGGAAGCTTTAGATAAGACCCAAGGGTTAGAATTACCACAACTGCTGCAATAAGTTACTTTTTTATACTTAGACATATTTTTTTAAAACCAAGCAAATAGTTATTACAACTAATTATACTTTTAGAAAGAAAATTATGGCTTCCTTCACTAATAACGATAAAGTTAAATACACTATAATAAAAAGAAGACCGCATAAAATATATGACGCTGATGGACTATGTGACCCCCCTGATTACAAAAACCCTAAGATTCATATAGCTCAAGATTTACCCCCTAAAAGGGAGATGGCGGTAGTTCTAGAAGAAATAATGCATGCTTTTTTCTGGGATATATCAGAGAAAGAAGTCAGAAAGTTTTGCTCAACCGCCACTCGTATATTACATAGTGATGGCTGGAGAAAAACCGAAGACTAAGTGTGAGGGTTAACTGATAAGTCTTTAAATTTAGTAACAAGGAACTTGACTAATTCAGACCTTACTACGTCTGTTTCGTCGAATTCGAAAGTATTTATTCCAAATTCTTCGCTTTCTTCATCCCCGAAGACTGACTGTATTTTTTCATACCCTCCCCTTGCTCCATTCTTTAAGTCTGTTTGAGCTGGATCTGCCAATACAAAACATTTAGAACCCATTCCCAATCTAGTCAATACTGTTACTATTTCTTTCAAGGTGCTATTTTGGCATTCATCAAATATCAAACACTTTGAATTCCAGCTCATTCCCCTACAGAAGTTAACTGGGTAAGTAGAAACTCTCTCGTCCTTCTGTAATTTCTTTATGACATTAGGGCATACAAGCTCTTCCATTTTATGAAGGAAAGGTAAATTATAGAAATGTAGTTTTTGATCCGCGTCTCCGGGAAGGAAGCCCATTCTCGAGTCAGAGCTTTCGACCGCTGACCTTATATAGACTATCTCAGAGACTTTACCTTCATTAAGGAGATGTAGTGCGCAATAGACACTAAGCAAAGTTTTCGAGCATCCTGCTGGGCCTTTTGCAAAAAGTATTTTAGACTCTTTAGCTAAAGCTATATTTATGAACTCTTTTTGTCTATCGGTCCAATCGAAATTTTCTATGTGGAATTTTTCCCTATGTCTTATAGGCTCTCTCTGTAGAACTTTACCACGAATATTTTCCAAGTCCAGAGAGTTAGCCAACTGGTCAAATTTCAATTTTGGCATGATTTTACTAGCTTAAGCTTCTTCTTCCATAGGCTTAATTTTCTTTTCGAGTCTCAAGCCTTTAATGTCTTCGTTAGCGATATTGACTTTAGTTTTAGTATCGTTAAAATAAAAAGTAGTACTTCTTAATCCTACTCTCACGATCCTACAAACTCTTCCACCCATGATGTAAACATCATCAGATTTTATACCGCCAAAGAGGGACATAGATACTGCTGCTGCAAAACTAGTTATGGTCTCTTTGAAAATGATACCTGCTGCTCCAGCTAGCAACAACCAACCGTGTTCGCCGATAAAATTCTGACCGGCACTTGCGATTTGATCTTCCATATACTATATTATACACATTTTAATAAGATATTCAGTGTAATTATTTATACTGAATTATGGAACAGCAATTGGTAGCTCCCGAAACTGTAAAGGTTATAGAGCACATGATGGGCAAATATGGATGGTTTGCATTGTTCGCGTTTGTAGCTTTATTAGGAAAAGATGCATTGCATAAAGCCGCAGAAGGTTTTATGGTTTGGGTAGGTTCAGACTTTGCAAATGATGATATTTTGTATATTTCTGGAAGGCAGGCGCGTATAGTTCGTGTTGGATTTTTAAAAACGATTTTTTATATGTCTGATAGAGGAACTAAAATGTTAGTCCCAAATGATAGATTAAAATTACTAACTATTGAAAAACAACTTCCCAAAAACGGATCTTACCCATATTTATATAAAGCTGGCGAACCGGGATACGAAGAACAGGAGGAAAAACGCCACGTAAGAGAGACGCTCCCTGAACGAATGATGGAGCTACAGAATCAAAATGAAGAAAAGTAATAAATATGGATAATTCAGTACATTATATTATAGAGGGTATATTAGCGGTAGGGGGATTCATGGTAGCCCTAATTATTAAAAGAGCTTATCACAGCATAGACGAGCTCTGGAAGAAGCACGACGAAATGACCACACGATTAACAAATATGGCAATTGACCTACCAAAAAACTATGTAACTAAAAATGATTTAACTCACGCTTTAGACATAATTCATGATAGATTTGATAAACTAGACGTTAAACTAGAAAAAATATCACAAAATACTTCAAACAGATCAAACAGAAGAAAGTTAGACGACACTCAATAATTAAATTTCCCTAACCTTGAAGTTTTGTAGATTAACGTTTGCCATGTTTTGGAAGTCGACGTTTCCTTCTCTGCTCATGTGCTCAATTTTAGCCAATGCTCCGTTGGGGTCAGTGGGATCACTTTCGTTTAAATCTCTTTCGAACTCTCTAGGGTCGATATCTTCATCCATAGTTAAACCCAATACTGCTTCATGCGAAGCCTCCCACGTAATAAGCACTTTCTTAGCCATAGTCTATAAGTTATAAGACCTTTTATCAGTTTGTTAAAAAATATATGGGTGTAATATTTTTTAGAAACAAGAGAAAAGAAACAGTAGAAAAGAAATGAAAGATTAATGAAAATACATTGCATTGCTTGGAAAGACGAAAGATGGAGCGCCGATAAAGAGACCCTAAAAGAAATAAACAAAATGATAAACAAAAATACTGTGAAGGAGAAGAGTTTTTTTAGTAAATTGGATCCTCAATCAATAATGTTATTTTTTATATATATTTTGGCTTTTGTCTATCACGGTTCAATATCTATATTAAAATTATTATTTAAAAAACTAAAACTTAATAAATGAAGAAATTTACGAAAAAATCCGCCTTTAAAGATAAATGGCCTATTATTTCAATGACTATAGCTTTTCTAATTTTGGTAATTTTTAATGTAATTACAACTAACGAAAAGAAACTCGAAAAAGCCAAAAAAAATAGGGCAGGTATTATTGACATACCAATGAACAGGTCAGGATCAGGAGTAAGATGAAAAAATATACAAAAGAAACTTTAGTTGCTGTATTTATATTAATTATTTTTGCTATATCTACTTGCGGGTGCGAATCTCACGGATGGAGATCTGTTGACAGTTGTTGCGGTCATCGTAGCCACATAGATCATCATGTAGATCATCACCACTATCATCACTACACACCCAGACAAATACATTATCATGAGCACGTAACTAGACGGCAGTCTAAGCCATATAGACCCTCACCTCCAAGCAGGTCAATATCTCCACCCTCAAGACCAATAAGTAAAGGTGTACCTCAGCCACCATCAAGAGAACCAACCAAAAAAGAATAATGGCTAAGATTGCTAAAAAACTAACTTTGAAAGAACACGCAATAAGTGTGTACTTTATAAACAAACGTCTCCTACAACAACAATGGAAAGAATACTTGATTATAGCAGTAGCACCTTTTATAGGTTTATTAACGCTTTACTTTATGTATGCATTATAATAACCTCTTCCGGTTGTTCCGGAACATGGGTTTGGCAAGAGGACTACCCTAAACATAGGACAATGTCCTTTCGCTGCCCGCAGTGGAACTACAATGAAGTTTACGATGAACTTCATCACATTTACGCAACTAAACAACACGAGCCTATAAATGTTAAAACTAAGGAATCAGAGTAACATATTTTACGACACGATAAAAGTTGTTTTAGCTTTTGGGATTTCTTTTGCTATATACAAGCTTACTTTACTAATATGAAATTCCATCTATATATAACTGAGCTCAGAAAAAAAAGGTTTAAAACTATCACCAAGCTATCTAAACTGCTAAATATAGACTATCAAGTATGGAGAAAAATAGAGAGAGGTATAAATCCTCCCCCTAGGAAAACTTTGCTATCTAAATTTTGTAATTTAGTACTGGCTAAAGAATACGAAAAAAGTCAACTTTTTGAATTAGCTAGAAGATGGCAACCTCATCCTCACACAAACACAACTATGCACAATTTATATCACGAGGGACTTGAGCCAAGCTGGGTGCAGGCTGTCGTAAAAGAAAATACTCCAGACTACGAACATAAATATTGGGGTAAAAGAAACTAAACTATATTCAGTTCTCCAGTAGAGTCTCCGAAATGCTTCATATCTATTCCGTGTTTGTGAAGTATACTAACAAACAAGTCACACATTGGCTTTTCTTTCTCAACCCTAAAATGCTTGCCTTTGTTATTGCCTCCTACTAACATACAAGGTAACTCGTCATGATTGTGTCGGTTGCCGTCAGATATACCCGCTCCGTAAATTATATCTGTATTCTGTAACAAGTCATCTTTCTCAAGCTTACCTATAAATTCAGAAAATAGTTTCACGTGGAACAAATCAATCTTAGCGAGCGCAGCTAATTTATGAGGGTCTTTTTGATGATGAGATAAACTATGATGGCCGTCACTTATACCTATCTCTCTGTGATGTCCATTATAACCATCATGCGCTGTTAAAAAAGTTATAACCCTTGTAGTATCAGTTAAGAAAGCTAAATGCATTAAGTCATATAATAATCTAAACTTATCAGATTTTTGCTCTATATCAAAATTAAATTTAAAGTCATTATCTAAATTAAATTGATCTCTTCTTTCTAGTTCTAATTCTACTTCTCTTATTGAATACATATATTCATCTAGCTTAGCTTTATCACTTGCAGGAATATTGTTAGATAACAACTTACTCTCTTCTAAAACAAAGTCAAGAATAGATTTTTTGTATAATTTCTTTTTCTGTTCTATCTTTTCAACATTAAACAACCTATTGAAAATATCTTTAGGGTCATACATAGTTGCCATAGGCTGAGAAGCAGATTTCCAAGATAAATTGTATTGATAAGCACAACTATAACCAGAATCGCACTTGCCAATTATTCTAGCTTTAGAACCAGTAAATTGAAGACTATCAAATCTTGTAATGCCATTGTATTTATCAGCTAGGAACTGATCCATGGACTTACCGGACCTAATCTTAGATTCGTGTTTATTAGCTTGCTTTCCTGTTAGGAATGTAGAACAAGCTCTGGCGTGATCTCCTGCTCCGTCTCCATTCGCTCTAGCTTTGTCGTGAGTAAGACCTGAGATTACTTGTAGGCTGTCTCTGAAACTCTCCATAGGGGAAAGTGCGTCTGGTATATCGATTAGGTCGCCTTGCTGACTAGGAGTCCAATGATGCATGTTTATTC